TTTAACCCTAACTCTCGTAAGCATATAGCAAAGAGGCTACATGATATTCATGGATGGAAACCTACAGAGTTTACTCCTACAGAAGAACCTAAGATTGATGAGAGTGTACTAGCTAAGTTACCATATCCAGAGGCTCAACTAATGGCAGAGGCTTTTAGGGTTAATAAACTAATAGCACAATTATCAGAGGGGAAACATGCATGGCTATATCACGAGAAGGACGGAAAGATACACGGATCAGTTAATACAATGGGTTCAGTCTCAAGTAGATGTTCTCACTCACACCCTAACATCGGTCAAGTACCTAGTGTCAAAGGGTTCTATGGAAAAGAATGTAGAGAGTTATTTTATGCACCAAAAGGTTTTAGCTTACTCGGTTGTGACGTTTCAGGTCTTGAGATTAGGGTTGTGTCTCATTATCTTGCAAACTTTGATGGCGGTGATTATGCTAAAACTGTTGTTGAAGGAGACATACACGAGGCTAACAGGGTGGCTACTAACCTTCCTACTAGAGATCAAGCTAAGACTTTTATTTACGGACTACTTTATGGGGCCGGCGATGCCAAGCTCGGACAGATTGTTGGCAAGGATGCAAGAGAAGGTAAGAAACTTAAGGACTTATTTTTCAAGAAAGTTCCGGCATTTAAGGAGTTAAGACAGGCAGTCTTCACTAAAGCAGAAGAAGGTTTTTTGTTTGGACTAGATGGTAGAAAAGTGCCAGTCAGGTCAGTCCACTCCTCACTTAACTCACTATGTCAATCTGCTGGTGCTATTATATGTAAGAAGTGGGTAGTAGAGTTCCACAAATGTATGAAGGAAGCAGGTTTCATAGAAGGTACAGACTATGAGCAGGTAGCATTTGTTCATGATGAGATTCAAGTACTTGTAAAGAAAGGAATTGAGGACGTTGTAGGTGAGATAGCTATTGACTCAATAACTAAGGCAGGAAAACTCTTGAACTTAAATGTACCACTAACAGGTGAGTACAACTTCGGTTCTAATTGGGCTGAAACACACTAAACAAAGGGGGAATATGAAATTACTTATAGATGGAGACATCTTAGTATACAAAAGTTGTCTTGTAGTAGAGAAAGAAGTAGACTGGGGTGATGACATTTGGACATTACATTGTGACTTCAAAGATGTAAAGAGACTTATAGACAAAGACTTAGCTGACCTACAAGAGAAGTCTGGTGCAGACTCAGTTAGTGTCTGCCTGAGTTCACACCTAAACTTTAGGAAAGACATTAATCCAGAGTACAAATCTAAAAGGGTAGGCACAAGAAAACCTGTGTGCTACACACCTTCAAGAAAGTATATAGCAGATAAGTATCCATCTTTTATGTCCAAGTGGTTAGAAGCAGATGACCTTCTTGGTATCCTATGTACACAGAGTCCAGAAGATACTTGCATAGTATCAGCAGACAAAGACCTACTCACAATACCGGGCAAGCATTGGGACTTCCAAACGGAACAGATATATGACTTAAGTGAGAGTATGGCAGAGAGAAACTTCTTAATGCAGACACTAACTGGAGACTCTGTAGATGGTTACTCAGGGTGTACTGGAATAGGTAAGGTATCCGCATCTAGAATCTTAGATGATATAGATAAGAAGAAAAAAAACAGATGGGCAGGAGTATTAAAGACTTATGAGGAAAAAGGTTACTCTAAAGAAGATGCTGTTACTCAAGCTAGAATGGCTTATATACTACACAAGGAACAGTTTAATGGAATAGACAAGTATCCATCACTATGGGAACCACCAGTAAAGGAGACAGCATGAGTAACTACGACTTAGATGAGATAGAAAGAAAGAAATCTCAGAAACAAAAGGAACAATGGAGAGAATACGTTGACAAGAGTTTAGAACATCCACTAGGATTTGGAAGAGATGACCGAGACAATATTAAAAATGTTCTACGTAACGCTCCAAAGCCTGTTCAGCAATGGGATGCACAAACTCAATCCTATATACAGTTTGATGACGATCAAGATAACATACGTTTCTTACATGAGAATGAGGAAGTAACTAATCCTAAACACTACGTGGGGTTAGGTATTACACCACTTGAATACATAACTGCTAACGAGTTAGACTTCCTAGAGGGTAACGTGATTAAGTATGTTACTCGTTATCCACATAAGGGTGGAGTGAATGACTTACTAAAGGCTAGAACATACTTAGAAAAACTAATTGAACGAGAGGTAGAGAAATCATGAGTAACACATTACCAACACAGTACCAACAGTATATTCACCTCTCAAGATACTCACGATGGGATTATGATAAGGAGAGAAGAGAGACATGGGAGGAAACAGTAGACAGGTACTTCAAGTTCTTTAGAGGACACCTCAAAGAGAACTGTGGTTACACAGTAGACAAGAAGTTAGAAAGTATACTAAAGAGTGCAGTTTATTCCCTGCAAATTATGCCGTCAATGAGGTGCTTAATGACCGCAGGAGAGGCACTAGATAAAGAGAATGTAGCAGGTTACAACTGTGCTTACCTACCTATTGACACTCCAAGATCATTTGATGAACTACTCTATGTACTCATGAATGGTACAGGTGTAGGGTTCTCAGTTGAATACAAGTACACCAGCTTGCTCCCATTTGTACCTGAGACACTACATGAGACTGACACAGTTATTGTTGTTAGGGACTCTAAGTTGGGATGGGCTAAAGCATTTAGAGAACTAATCTCCCTACTTTACTCAGGTCTGATACCAAAGTGGGACGTAAGTGGAGTCAGGAAAGCAGGAGCACCTTTAAAAACTTTTGGTGGTAGAGCTAGTGGCCCTGAACCTTTAGAAGACCTGTTCAGGTTTACTGTTCGTACCTTTAAAAGTGCAACCTCTACCAAACTATCCCCACTACAATGCCATGATATAGTATGTAAGACAGCAGAGGTAGTAGTAGTAGGTGGAGTTAGAAGGAGTGCTTTGTTATCCTTAAGTGATGTAGGTGATGAACAGATGCGTTCCTGCAAGTCTGGAGAGTGGTCAGGTTCACAACCTCAACGTGCTTTAGCTAATAACTCGGCTAACTACCATAGTAATCCAGATGTAGGTACTTTCTTAAAGGAATGGCAAGCACTGTACCACTCAAAGTCTGGTGAACGTGGTATATTCAGTAGTGCTAATGCTAAAAAGCATGTTAATACCCTGAATGTAGATATAAAAAACCCACTTAAAGGAGACCGGAGAGAAGAGAGGGATGACTTTGGGACTAACCCATGTTCAGAGATAATCCTGAGACCACGAGAGTTTTGTAACCTAACTGAAGCAGTAGTAAGGAGTGATGATACTCCAGCTTCCCTGCTAAAGAAGGTGGAATTGGCAACAATACTGGGTACATGGCAGTCAACTCTGACAGACTTTAGGTACTTAAGTAACAAGTGGAAAACAAATTGTGAAGATGAGAGACTGCTTGGTGTCTCACTCACAGGTATAATGGATTGCCCACTTACCAACGGATCAAGTGGAGAGAACCTACCTAACTTACTTACTAAGCTAAGAGAAAGAGCAATAAAGACTAACGTAGAACATGCTGGTGAACTTGGTATAAACAAGTCTGCTAGTATAACTTGCGTTAAACCTTCTGGAACAGTAAGTCAACTTGTTGACTCTGCATCTGGAATCCACACACGCCACAGCCCTTACTACATCAGAACAATTAGGTCAGATGTAAAAGATCCCCTGTGTAACCTTTTGATTGATAGTGGAGTACCTTACGAACCGGACATAACTAATCCGAGTAACGTAATGGTCTTTTCGTTCCCCATGAGATCCCCTAAGTATTCTCTAACTAGAAAAGACCTCTCTGCTATTGGTCAACTGGAACTCCACTCCATTTACTCTAAGTTTTGGGCAGAACACAAGGTTAGTCAAACTATTTCTGTTAAGGAAGAGGAGTGGCTTAGTGTTGGCTCCTATGTCTTTGACAACTTTGATGACATATCTGGAGTATCCTTTCTACCTTACTCTGACTATGTATACAAACAAGCTCCGTATACTGAGTGCTCAAAAGAAGAGTATAATGAGCTCAGTAACTGTATCCCTCTGATAAATTGGGATAAACTTCTAGAC